AAGAGTTACCTATTGATTATAATCCTGCTGAACTAGACTTAGACCAACAGCAAGTACTATTCCTTGCAGACCATCGAATGCGTCCACGCTCTGATTTTAAAAAGTTAGAATCAATGCCTGTTGATGAATGGTGGGGTCGCTACCATCAAACACAGAATGATCCAAGTAAGCGTGCAAAATTTAGAACTCATGCGGAATTGTATGAAGCAGATCTATTAGGAGAACCCGGTTTCAAAGATATTCCTATACCTCCAACGGAGCCGGGTCGTCTGGATTTTGAGTTACCTCCTGTACAGCAAGGACCAGAGCCAACGGCTCAACCAGTACAGGAGGAGTCTGTTACAATAGATGAATTGAAAGGAGAAGCAACAGGACTAGAAAGTGAATTTGACAAGCTTGATAGTTTACTCTTACAAGGAACACCTTACGCTCGTAAATGACAGAACTTAATGTAGAACTACTACCGTGGCAACAAGATGTCTTTGAAGATAAGGCACGATTTAAGATTGTTGCGGCAGGAAGACGTACAGGTAAATCACGACTTGCCGCTTGGTTGTTAATCATTAACGCATTACAGACTGAACGTGGTCATGTGTTTTATGTTGCGCCAACTCAAGGGCAGGCTCGTGATATTATGTGGCAAACATTGCTAGAGCTAGCGCATCCTGTCATTAAAAGTTCCCACATTAACAACTTGCAAATCACTCTCATTAACGGTTGTACTATCTCACTAAAAGGTGCTGATAGACCAGAGACCATGCGTGGTGTATCCCTTAAGTTCCTTGTGATGGACGAATATGCGGATATGAAACCTAGTGTATGGGAACAGATTCTACGTCCTGCGCTTGCTGACCAGAAGGGTGAAGCCATGTTTATTGGTACGCCAATGGGTCGTAATCACTTTTATGAGTTGTATCAGTATGCGGAGTTAGAGGATGATGAGTCATATAAAGCATGGCATTTCACATCTTATGACAATCCGTTACTCGATCCAAACGAAATTGATACAGCTAAAAAATCCATGTCGAGCTATGCGTTCAGGCAAGAATTCCTTGCAAGCTTTGAAGCTAGTGGTTCAGAAATATTTAAAGAAGACTGGGTACAGTTTGATGATGAAGAGCCTGAGCATGGGGATTATTATATTGCAGTTGACCTTGCAGGTTTTGCAGATGTTGAATCCGCAACGAAATCAAAAAACAAAAAACTAGACCAGACCGCTATTGCCGTTGTAAAAGTTAATGAAGACGGATGGTGGGTAGCAAACATTATTCACGGTAGATGGGATATTAAAAAAACTGCAAAGAAAATATTTGATGCAGTATCTCATTACCAACCAATTGCAGTTGGGATTGAAAAAGGTGCATTAAAAAATGCTGTGCTTCCATACCTAACTGATATTATGAAATCGAGTCAGCGTTTCTTTCGTGTTGAAGAACTTACACACGGTAACAAGAAAAAGATTGATCGTATTATCTGGGGACTTCAAGGCCGTTTTGAACATAAGCAAATAACACTTAATAAAGGCGAATGGAATGCAAACTTTCTTGATGAACTCTTTCAGTTCCCTAATGCATTAGTACACGATGACTTGGTTGATGCCCTCGCTTACATTGACCAACTTGCTAAAGTAGTCTACTACTACGACTACGAAGAAGATGATTTTGAAGTTTTAGATACCGTAGCAGGATATTAACATGGATTACGAACAGGATTTTACAAAAGACGGATCACTTGAAAACTGGGTAATGCAGAAATGTAATACTTGGCGTGATCATTACGAAGCCAACTATCAAAAAAAGTTTGACGAATACTATAGATTATGGCGTGGTGTCTGGGCAGAAGAAGATAGTATGCGAGCGTCTGAACGATCTCGTATTATTTCTCCCGCATTACAACAAGCTGTTGAGTCTAGTGTCGCAGAAGTCGAAGAAGCTACGTTTGGTCGTGGTAAGTTCTTTGATATTAAGGATGACATGGTTGATCCTAACCAAGGTGACATCCAACTTGTACGGGAACAACTCACAGAAGATTTCCAGTATGTGGGGGTGCGTAAGCAAATCGCTGAGTGTCTTATCAATGCCGCCGTGTTTGGTACTGGTGTTGCAGAGATTGTAGCCAACGAAATTAAAGAGTTTATTCCTGCAACCCAACCAATCCTTGACGGTGAAATGCAGGCAGTTGGTGTGATGGAAACAACACGTACTGTTTTTACTTTACGTCCTGTTATGCCCCAGAACTTTTTGATTGATCCTGTTGCGACTAGCGTTGAAGAAGCACTGGGCGTTGCGATTGATGAGTTTGTTCCTTACCACCAAGTTAAAATATTACAAGAGCAAGGTATTTATAATGATACTGAAGTAGGAACTGCACCTCCTGACAGCGATCTTGAGCCAGATCAAGACTTGACTGTACATTTTGAAGACAAGGTGCGTTTGACTAAGTATTATGGTCTTGTTCCTCGTGATCTCTTTGAACAGAGTGCATACGACATGGAGGACGATGAGACCGAAGAGTCAAAAGATCAATATATCGAAGCAATCATTGTCATTGCAAACAACAGTACACTTCTGAAAGTAGAAGCAAACCCATATATGATGGAAGATCGTCCTGTTATTGCATTCCCTTGGGATATCGTACCAGGTCGTTTTTGGGGTCGTGGTGTTTGTGAAAAAGGTTACAACGCACAGAAAGCTCTCGATACAGAACTACGCGCACGTATTGATGCCTTGGCATTGACTGTACATCCAATGATGGCTGTAGACGCTTCTAGGCTCCCTCGTGGTGCTAAGCTAGAGGTACGTCCGGGTAAAGCAATCTTGACTAATGGTAACCCTGCTGAGATCTTACAACCATTTAACTTTGGTCAGCTTGACCCTAACACGTTTAATCAATCAACATCATTACAACAAATGGTGCAAATGGCTACTGGTGCAATTGATGCGGCAGGAATACCGGGAAGTATTAATGGCGACTCTACAGCCGCAGGGATTTCAATGTCACTTGGGGCTATTATTAAACGTCACAAGCGTACATTGATTAACTTCCAAGAAGCGTTCTTGATTCCAATGGTCAAGAAAGTTGCCCACCGTTACATGCAGTTTGATCCAGAGCGTTATCCTGCAAAAGACTTTAAGTTCATTACAACTTCATCACTAGGTATCATTGCACGTGAGTATGAAGTTACTCAGTTGGTACAGTTGTTACAAACAATGTCACCTGACTCTCCGATGTATCCATTACTAATTGAGTCTATTGTAGATAACATGAACCTCAGTAACCGTGAAGAAATTATTGCAAAGTTACGTGAAGCCAATCAGCCTAACCCAGAACAACAAGCAATGCAACAAGCGGCTATGGAAATGGATATGGCGCAGAAGCAAGCTACCATTGCAAACATCCAAGCACAGAATGAAGAGATTATGTCTCGTGTGCGTCAGAACGAAGTAGAAACTCAACTCCTTCCTGAAGATGCACAGACTAAACGGATTGCCGCTATGAAGGGTGCAATACCAGACAAAGATGAAACTGATAAAGAGTTTGATCGTAGAGCTAAACTTGCAGAGCTTGTACTTAAAGAACGTGAGATCGCAAGTAAAGAAGATATTGTTGAGCAACAAATGAGGCAAGCCAATGGTAACTAAGCAAGATGTGGATAACATTCTCCAACAAGTGAATGCCATATTGCAAAGATTAGACGATAGGATTTCCGCACTAGAATCGGAGAATAAAAAACCAACTACCACAAGGAATACAAAAAGTCAAGCAAAAGACTTGACAAATGATTAAAAATGTGGTATAATATTTGCATCAATTAACAGGAGAAACTCGATTGAGTCCTGAAGAAGAAAAGTATTATGAAATTTATCTTGACTTATTTTTACATCCGGGTTGGAAACAATTCGTAGAAGAAGCTCAAGAAACTCTTGATACACATATCATTGAAGATATCAAGAGTGAAAAAGAATTATTCCTTTTGCAAGGACAACGTACAGCATTGTTAAACATTGTACGCTTTGAAACTGGAATAAAAAATGCATTTGACATGGAGTCTGAGAATGCTTAGGCGATATGATTTCAAATGTACCAACTGTCAACATATTGAAGAACAATGGGTAGATTCTAACGATCTATTTGCAACTTGTCCTGAATGTGGTGACACCGCACAGCGGATAATCTCTAGTGTCCGAACACATTTCAAAGGTTCAGGTTGGCCTGATGCCGATGATGCGTGGGCTAAGGATCACGAAAGAGCCGCTAGACAATAACATATCCATAATGCTACGGCACGGAGTTTAACAATATGGCACGTTTTTTAGATGTAAGTCCCGAAGAACTAGAGGACGGAGAAGAATACTCACCTGTTGAAGAAGAGCAGACTCCTATTGAGGAACAACCTGCAGAACCAGAAGAGATTCAAGAAGCCCAAGAAGAAGATGATATTCCTGAAAAGTATCAGGGTAAGGACATTAAGGATATTGTCCGGATGCATCAAGAGGCTGAGAAACTTTTAGGTAAACAATCTTCAGAGGTCGGAGAACTCCGTAAGATAGTTGATGATTTCGTTAAGACACAGATAGAAGCCAAGAATAGCCCACAAGAAACTGTCGAAGACTTTGACATCTTTGACGATCCTGATAAGTACATTGATAACAAACTTGCTAATCATCCAAAGATTAAGGAAGCTGAAGAGCTTTCTCGTCAGATGAAACAAGCAGAGATTTTCAACAAACTACAATCTAATCATCCTGACTTTCGAGAGATTATTCAAGATGAAAAGTTTGGTGAGTGGGTTGCTAAATCTAAAGTGCGTACTGAATTGTACCAACGAGCAGATCAAAAGTTTGATTATGATAGTGCTGATGAACTTCTCACGTTGTGGAAAGAACGTCAAAACTTAGTTAAAGAAACTGTTGATATGCAAGAGACTGATCGTAAACGCCAATTGAAGTCAGCTTCAACTGGTAATGCGAAAGGATCAGGAGAGTCACCAAGTCGTAAAATCTATCGACGTGCTGATATTATTAAACTAATGCAAACAGACCCTAAGCGTTATCAAGCCTTAAGTGATGAGATCATGGCGGCATATGCAGAGGGTCGTGTCAAGTAACGTTAAGGAGTTATTAACATGGCACTTGGTACTAACCACGTCACCAATACTACTGGTGCAACTTTCATCCCCGAAATTTGGAGTGATGAAATTATCGCGGCATATGAGAAGTCTCTCGTACTTGCCAATCTTGTAAACCGTATGCCAATGACTGGTAAGAAGGGTGATACACTTCACATTCCTAAGCCTACTCGTGGCGATGCATCTGCTAAGTCTGCTGAAACTCAGGTCACACTGATTGCGGCAACTGAGTCAGAAGTACAGGTAACTGTAGACAAGCACTACGAATACTCACGCTTAATTGAAGATATTACTGATGTACAAGCTCTTGCTTCTATGCGTCAGTTCTACACTTCAGACGCAGGTTATGCACTTGCAAAGCAGGTTGACACTGACCTATTTTCTTTGGGTAAAAGTGTAGGTCTTTATGAAGCTGATGGTACAACTGCAAACGCAGGTACTGACTGGATTCATAGTAACTCATACTACATGGATGACTCTACAGGATTAACTGCTTATGCGGTTGACACTGTAGCAGCGGCTGATGTTTTTTCTGATGCGGCATTCCGCGAAGCAATTAAAACACTTGACGATGCTGACGTTCCTATGGATCAGCGTTTCCTCGTAGTTCCTCCTTCAGTCGTACAAACTATCCGTGGCATCACTCGCTACAACTCATCTGATTTTGTATCAGGTCAGCCAACAGTGAATGGTAACATTGGTAGCCTCTACGGTATTGACATCTACGTCTCTACTAACTGCCCAGTCATTGAAACTGCCGCGCAAAACACTGCCGGTGGTGATTTGAAAGCAGGTATCCTGGGTCATAAAGACTTTGCGGTATTTGCAGAGCAAATGGGTGTGCGTACTCAAACTCAGTACAAGCAAGAATACCTTGGTGACTTGTTCACTGCCGACACTCTCTACGGTGTCAAGGTGTTACGTCCTGAGTCTGCTTTGGCATTGGTCTTCAACGCCTAAAGCAACCTAGGGGTCACATTCGTGGCCCCTTCCTTATTCTAATCACTGGAGAGACTAATGGCAATCTTTCGTGGCACAGGTAGTGCGGCTACAACTTCAGATCAAACTACCATTGATACAGTCACTCAAGCTGTTGTAGACGCTGAAGCGGCACAGACTGCGGCAGAGACTGCTCAGGGACTTGCAGAGACAGCGAAGACAAATGCTGAAAATCTCTATGGTGATCTAGCGGCTGTGAATACTGCAAAGACTGATGCAGAAACAGCGGCAACTACAGCAACAACTAAAGCATCTGAGGCGGCGGCTAGTGCTGTTTCAGCGTCAGATGATGCAACCAATGCAAACGCATCTTACATTCTAACTAACGGTGCATTCCTAGACTTCCAAACACTCTTCCTTGGTACTAAGACAGTAGCAGGTGGTGATACAATTCCTCCTGTTGTAGATAACCAAGGTAACGCTCTGCGTGACGGTGCTTTGTACTTTAACGGTGATTCTAATTTCTTGTTCGTATACAACGAAGGCGATGAAGAGTGGATCAACGTAACACCTAGTGAGACGGTTACACTCTCTCAAGTCTCTGACGTTACGGCTAATGCGGCTGAAGTTAATATCCTCGATGTCTCTGCACAGACTCCTTCAGACGGTCAGGTATTAACATACAACACAGTCGGTGATTTAAACTGGGCTACACCATCCACAGAGACTAACGACTTAACAGCCTCAGTAACTTGGGCTAACGTACCAGACGCTAACATCACACAGTCATCTGTTACACAGCATCAGGCGGCTCTATCCATCACAGAGTCTCAGATCAGTGACCTTCAGACTTACCTCACGACAGAAACTAATGATCTCACGGCGGCTGTTACATGGGCCAATGTTCCTGATGCAAACATTACTCAGTCTTCTGTTACACAACACCAAGCGGCTTTGTCTATTACTGAAAGCCAGATTAGTGACTTGGGTACATACGAGCCTGTCGATACTGATATTCTCCGGGCAGACACAGCAGACACAATCACTGCACCGATGCGTGGCACTATCACAGACAATACAACCTCGCTTACGTTCGACATGATTACAACAAACAACTTCAAAGCGGCTGTATCTAGTGGAACGCCTACGCTGACATTCCAATATAACTCAACATCAACGCTTACAAATGCTGAAGGACAGTCAGGAAACATTTACCTTAACAATACTGGCGCAACCATATCGGCTGATACAGCGGTATTCATTAGCTCTGCTGACCTGACGACAATCAATACAGCAGGTAAATACTGGTTGAGTTACTTCTGTGATGGCACTAATGTGTTCGTTGCTGTAACTCCCGCATTAACTTCAGCAGGTGCTTAATGGCAATCATCCAAGGTAATGCAAAGCAAGGCTCTACACGGGACTTTTATCCTAAGACCATTGAAGGATCGCTACGATTTAACGATGATGACTCTGCGTACCTGACTTGGACTCCTGACAGTGCGGGTAATCGTAAGACTTGGACTTGGAGTGCTTGGGTTAAGCGTTGTACCGTAGATGCAAATCACTTCTTGTTTGGTTGCTACACGGGTACTACTGACAACACATTTACATCTATATCTTTTGGTAGCGGTAATCAGATTCGTGTTGTTGGTTGGTCATCGACTTGGCGAGCAACAAATGCTTTATTTCGTGATCCATCTGCGTGGTATCACATTGTCGTAGTTGTCGATACAACTAACGCTACTCCAGATGATCGGATAAAAATTTATGTCAATGGAGAAAGGGCTTCAGAAGCAACGACAAACAATCCATCTTTAAACGCAGATTTGGGTGTAAATCAAGATACTCAACACAGTTTAAGTAGTCGTGCAGGATATATAACTGATTTATTTCATGACGGCTACATGGCCGAAGTCCACTTCTTAAACGGGATTGCGGCAACGGCTGACGATTTCGGTGAACTCAAGAACGGTGTGTGGGTAGCCAAGACATACGAAGGTGACTACGACTCTGCGGCACAAGTAACAGCAGGTAACCTGAATGGCTTTCACCTGACGTTCCAAGACGATACAGAGGTTGAGGCGTTCAATACTGTGTTGTATCGCTCGCAACAGTCGCAATTAAGTGTTACTGGTTTTGGCTTTAAGCCAGACTTGGTTATTTTGAAAACCACAGGCATTTCGTCTGGATCAACTGTTATTGATTCGGTGCGTGGCGGAAACTATATGTTAAGCACAGCATCTACTGGAGTCGAATCATCAACAAGTGGCAAAGGAATATTATCTTTTGACCCCGATGGTTTTACATTAGGATTAGATGCAGACGTTGGATCATCAA